ACGACCAGTCACCTGTGTTTTTTCTGATTGGGTCAACCCAGTGCAGACGGATATCATAAGTCTCAAGATGTTCAATATCCTCAATTATAATTTCGCTGTCAGTCTGTGATGATAATACGACAGGGCTAAAATCCTGTTCACTGCCTGTTACCCTTATTTGTGCCTCGACAACCGCATCGGGAAAATTATTAATAGTTGCGTATGATATTGCAATTCTTGGTATAAGAGTATTCCCTGCCCCAAGTTTTAAGACACTCTCATCTGTTCTGGTCTCAAGAATCGTTACCTCTGGGATAAGGGCTTGCGGGGTCAGCTTTGATTCAAAGTCTGGCAGAGAGCCTGTGTCTGCCGTATAGATGCCGTCTGAGTATGGGGTGATTGTCAACCTTGCGGTCAACTCACCCAGAGGCTCGATTGATAAAAGCAAGCCTTTTATGGTCTCAGAATCAGCTAAACCAAAACCGAAAATATCTCCCACAACTGGTATCTCTGCTGCTGCAATTACTGAATCAAAGACAACTGCTGTCTGGTCACCCACATCAAGCGTGACCGCCTTTGTAAGCCCAGCATCGTCTCTTGTCCTGATGCTCATTCCATAACTCTTACCACTTTCCATAGTAAGTGTCTCATCAACCGTCACGCCTGTACAGTCTCCCGAACCGTCAACGGTCACCACAGTAATTCTTCCAGCCTTTAAGCCGACCAGTAATGTATCATGCGTGATTAAAATGAGGTCACCCCTTCGTGCAACCAGATATTCAAAGTCGGTATTGAGTGTCCACTTCTCAGGTCTGAGCCTCATCTGGGCTAGATTAAATCTTCCATGTTTCCATATATGGTCGGTGTCAACAATACCGATGGAATCAAGTTGCTCAAACTTGGTCGCATTGGTTTCATCATATCCGTCATCATAAACAATACGCTCATCCTGCTGGTAGTCCGTGTCCTGATTGGCAAAACGCATACGCAATCCATGAGGAACATCAATAAAATCTTTCTCAGCCTCAAAACCCCAAGAGTTTCTCGGTGTAAAATGCTGGACTGGTACGGTCTGGGCTTTATCAATAGCCACTCCCCATTTACCGTCAACCTGTATCGGTGTCGCCCTGCCAGCAATAGCTATATCTGATAACAACTCCCACACACTTGACTGGAAATCCCTGACCATGTTGAACTCATATCCCTCGCTCACGCAGTGAGTGTGCCATGTCTGGAGGGATGTCAAATCAATTCTGCCGTCAGCAAGCGGTGTGGACATTGCATCACTCTGTAAGATGTGCCTGAAAATAGATGCTGGATTACTGGACACCCCTTCTACCCACGCTGAACCGTTCCAATCAAGCATATAACTGCTCACCTTCGCATTTAAATCATCAACGATGCCTGAGAGTTGATTGGTCGCCCTTACCTTTAGTGCCATCTTTGCAAGTGGAAATGGGAAGTTAATCGGTTCTTCATCTTTCACTGTTTTTATTGCAGACCAGAATAACTCATCCATAATCCGTGATGACTCGGTGTCGGCTGTTGTCCTCCGCACCCTTATATCATACCGACCTCTCGGCACTTTCCACTGGTATCCATGCCTCACCGCACTTGTGGAATTGTC